TGGCTTGCGTCCCGTGGCTTGGGCTCCGCAGCCGGGGCCGCAGAAGGATCTGATTGACTGCCCGTTCCCCGAAATCCTGTTCGGAGGGGCACGCGGCGGTGGCAAGACTGACGGCGTCCTTGGCAAGTTTGCGCTTAAGGAAGCGCGCTATGGCTCGGGATTCAACGCGGTGTTCTTTCGCCGTGAGATGCCGCAGGCCGACGACCTGATTGAGCGCGCGAAGGAAATCTACATCCCCTGCGGCGCGGAGTGGCGGGAGCAGTCCAAGACGTTCCTGATGCCGCATGGCGGGCGGGTGCGGTTTCGGCCGCTGGAAAACACATCGGACGCGCAGAAATACCAGGGGCAGAACCTGAGTGACGCAGCGGTCGAGGAAGCGGGCAACTACCCCGATCCGAGGCCGATCGACATGATGTTCGGGGCGCTGCGGTCGAAGGGCGGCGTGCCGATTCAGCTACTCCTGACCGCCAATCCCGGCGGGCCGGGGCAGCAATGGATTAAGGCTCGGTTCATCGACCCTGCGCCACGCGGCATGGTGCCAATCGCGCGCCATGCGCCTGACGGCCGGGTGCTGAAGCACCGGGCGATCTACATTCCATCGCGGGTGCAGGACAACCGCATCCTGTTGGCTGGCGATCCTGACTACATGGATCGGCTGTCGCTTTCCGGGTCGCCTGAGTTGGTGCGGGCCTGGCTGGACGGTGATTGGGACGTGGTCGCCGGGGCGTTCTTCCCGGAATGGTCTGCGGTTCACCATGTGATCAAGCCGATGGCGTTGCCGGCGCGCTGGGCTCGGTTCCGGGCGCTGGATTGGGGTTCGGCGCGACCTTTCAGCGTGGGGTGGTATGCGGTCAGCGACGGCGAGATGGCGCAATTCCCTCGTGGCGCGCTGGTCCGTTATCGCGAGTACTACGGCAGCGACGGCTCGCCGAACGTTGGGGTGCGGCTACCAGCCGAGACGGTGGCGCAGAAGATCGCGAAGCTAGAGGCCGGCGACTTGCCGCCCGGTCAGATGATGCTCGGTGTGGCTGATCCGGCGATCTTTGCCAGCGATGGCGGCCCGTCGATCGCGGAGCGCATGCAGCGCGCCGGGGTGCAGTTCCGCCCGGCAGACAACAAGCGGGTGCCAGGTGCCGGCGCCATAGGTGGCTGGGACCAACTGCGGGCGCGGCTGATCGGGATCGACGCAAAGCCGATGCTCTACGTGTTCAGCACCTGCACGCATCTCATTCGCACGCTGCCGGCATTGCAGCACGACGAAAACAGGCCCGAGGACGTGGACACGGACGGCGAGGATCATGCGGCGGATGAACTCCGTTACGCGTGCATGTCGCGCCCGTGGACCCCGCCGCTTAAGCGCGCGACCGCCGAGGGCATCAACGACTACGGCCGAGGCAGCGCAGCGCGCAAGCCGGCGAACAAGGTTTCGTGGAAGGTGGCATGAGCGAGAGCAAAGACGCCGCCGACAGCGACGAACGCACCGAGACCGACGAGCACGAGAACCTCGAACTTCTCGCCAAGCTGCGGACGTGGTTCGAGAACGCGGAGGACGCATCTGCCGAGGCGCGCGCGGCTGCCGAGATGGCGCGCGACTACTACGACGGCGAGCAACTGACCGAGGAAGAGATTGCGACGCTCAAGGCTCGCGGCCAGCCGATCATGGTGGCGAACCGTATCAAGCCGAAGATCAACTACCTGCGCGGGATGGAGAAGAAATCCCGCATGGACCCCAAGGCGTACCCGCGCAATCCGGGGGACGAGGAAGCGGCGCAGGCGGCGACGGACTCGCTCCGGTATGTGGTTGACGCCGAGGTGTTCGACCAGACCGCGTCTATGGTCTGGGACAACCAGCTTATCGAGGGGTTCGGCGGGGCTGATGTCATAGTCGAGGATGACGGCGAGCGTGGGCCGCGTATTCGAGTAATTCACTACCGCTTTGACCGGCTGTTTTACGACCCGCATTCCAGCTCGGCCGATTTCACCGACGGCAAGTTCCTAGGTGGCATGATCTGGGCGGATGAGGATGACATTGAGGCCGATTGGCCCGATGCCGATGAGAACGCCATCAAAGGTGCGTATGAGTACGCGGATACGGCGAGCGGCAAGACGTTCGACGACAAGCCGCGCGGCTCGACCTGGGCTGACTACAAGCGCAAGCGCCTTCGCGTGATCCAGATGCACTGGACCAAGGGGCGCGAGTGGTGGCTGGCGACGTTCACGGCCGGCGGTTTTCTGTCGAAGCCGGCGAAGTCGCCATACCTTGACGAGCGTGGCAACCCCGAATGCTCGTTGATCATGCAGTCGGGCTATGTCGATCGGAACAACAACCGATACGGCGCGGTCAAGGACATGATCGGGCCGCAAGACGAGATCAACAAGCGCCGGTCGAAGGCGTTGCACCTGCTGACGATGCGGCAGGTCGTGGCCGAAACTGGAGCGGTGCAGGACGTGGATTCGGCGCGGGCCGAACTCGCCAAGCCGGACGGCTATATCGAGATCGCGCCGCAATCGAAGTTCGAGGTGGTGCAGACCTCCGACCTGGCAGCCGGTCAGTTCCAGTTGCTGCAAGAGGCCAAGAGCGAGCTTGAGGCGGTCGGCCCCAACGCCACCATGCAGGGGCGGCAGGGCGGCTCGGCATCGGGCAGGGCCATCGCACTGACGCAGCAGGGTGGCGCCATTGAGGTTGACGGCGCGCTGCTCGACCAGCACCGCGCTTGGAAGCACCGCATCTATCGGGCGATCTGGAACCGCATCAAGCAGTATTGGACGGCTGAGAAGTGGATTCGCGTCACCGAGAAAGAGCGCAACGCTGAGTTCGTAGGGCTGAACCGGCCCATGACCTATGCCGATGCGCTGGAACAGGCGCCGCCGGAACAGCAGCAGGCGGCGATGCAGCAGATGCAGATGCGGGGGATCAGCCCAGATCAGCCGGTAATCGACCAGCAAGGCAAGCCGGTGCTGGTGAACAACGTGGGCGAACTCGACGTTGACATTGTGCTCGACGAAAGCCCGGACGTGGCGACGCTACAGATCGAGCAGTTCCAGAAGCTGGGCGAGTTGTTCCCGGTGATCGCGCAGGCCATGCCGCCGCTGGTCATCCCGCTGATGGAAATGCTGATCGAGGCATCCTCGCTCAAGAACAAGGACCGGCTGCTCGACAAGATCGAGGAATTGCAGCAGCCGCAGCAGCAGGCGCAGGGGCCAGACCCGGCGATGTTGAAGATGCAGGCCGACGCGCAGGCGCAGCAGGCGCAATTCGGCCTCGACCAGCAGAAGGCGCAGGCGGATATCGCGTTGCAGCAGCGCAAGCAGCAAGCCGACATGGCGTTGGCGATGCAGAAGCAGCGCGGCGAGTTGGCGATCAAGGCCGCGAGCATGCGCGGCAGCCTGGCGCTCAAGCAACAGCAGGCGGCGATGGCCGCGTTCACCCGACCGCCACCGCGCGGGGGCAATACCGAGATCTGAAACAGGGCGTCCTTCGGGGCGCCCTTTTCGTTTGGCGACCGCCGGCCAGCCGCAAGGCGCACGGGCGTTACGCAGTGGCGGGCGCATGCCGCCGCAGAGCCGCCGCCGGGCTTCACCGGGCGTTGCAGCGTGGAAAACATGGAACAGGAAAAAGACAGCGAGGAATCCTCGCTGTTCGCGAACACGTTCGACAATCCGGGCGCTGACGCGCCGGCACCCGTCGAGGCTGGGCAGCCTGAGACGGAAGCGCCGGAGCAAGCACCGGAACAGGGCGATCCCGCCCCTGAGGCTGAGCCGAGCCAACCCCGCGATGAAGCGGGCCGGTTTGCTCCGAAGTCTCAGGATGCGGAACCAGCGGCGCCGCCTGCCGCAGAACGCGAACCGCAACACGTTCCCGTCGCCGCGCTGAAGGACGAGCGTTCCAAACGACAGGCAATCGAGGATCGGCTTCGTCAGGCCGAGGCGTTCATCGCGCAGATGCAGCAGCAGCGGCAACCGCCGCCGGCTGAGCAGCCTCCCGCGCAGACGCCCGACCCGATCGGGGCACTACTGGACAACCCGCAGCAGTTCGCGCGCCAGATCGCAGCCGAGGAAATCCGGCAGGCGCTGGCGCCGATCGCAGAGCAGCAGACCCGCGACCGTCTGACCAACTCGTATGCGCGCGCCAAGGCTACGGCGCCCGACTACGACGAGGCTGACAGTCTGGTGGCTGCCGCTCTGGAAGCCGCGCCGCCGCAAGCCGCTGAGCAATTCCGCGCTCGGCTGCTGGCGCATCCAGATCCTGCGCAACTGGTTCTGAGCGAAGGCCGCCGCCTGCGGGAACTCCACGAGTTCCACCAGTGGAAGCAGTCGCAGGCCCAAGCCGCGCAACAGCCTGCCGCCCCCGCGCCGTCCGCGCCCCAAGCACCGCTGCCCGCATCCCTGGCGACCGCACGCGGCGTCGGCGCATCGCGCCAGCCCGACAGCCACAGCGGCTCGCTTCTCGACGGCATCTGGCGCTCGTAAGGGCACAACCCCATGGCTACCACCACTGTTGCAAGTGGTCTTCGCGTCCAGAAGTGGGACGCGGAATTCTTCACCGAGTACCACCGCAAGTCCCGCTTCGCCCGTTACACCGGGCGTTCCGAGAACTCCATCATCCAGGTCAAGGAAGGCCTGGGGAAGATGGGCGGTGATTCCATCACCTACTCCGTCGTCAACCGGCTGAAGCAG